GAGTAGAGACAAAGGGGGCATTGCGCCCCCAAGTCTTCTCAAGCTACATTAGAAAACTTAACCTTACCTACATCCCCACGTAGTCCAGCCTTCATGTAGGTGGTAGCTCTGCCTTCAAAGAAGTTCTGATGCTCTACACCTAACACATCATCCAGCCAGTTTAGTGGATTCTCTTTGACATTGTAGTTAGTCTTGAGTCCTAACTGTAGCAGCCTACGGTCAGCAATGTACCTGATGTACTGTTGCATCTCCTTCTTGGTCAAGCCGGGGATATCACCCTGCTCAAACACCAAGTCCAAGAACCTATCCTCTAGGTCAACCATCTCACGACATGCCTGATAGATCTCAGCCTTGAAGTCATCAGTCCACAGGTCAATGTTCTCCTGCATAAACTCCCTGAATAGCTTTGTCATTGCCTCTACGTGCATAGACTCATCACGTATGCTGTAGGTAATGATCTGTCCCATACCCTTCATCTTACCAAACCTTGGGAAGTTCAACAGGATGATGAAGCTAGAGAACAACTGTAGTCCTTCAGTAAAGCCTGAGTAGATAGCCAGTGCCTTAGCAATGGACTTCTTGTCGCCCTTAGTGACCTTCACAGCGTTGATGTACTCATGCTTGTCAGCCATAGCCTCGTACTCTGAAAACGCCTTATACTCCACCTCCGGCATTCCTACGGTGTCCAATAGCAGGCTGTAGGCATGTTGGTGTATGGACTCCATGTTAGCAAAGCTAGACATCATCATACGTGCTTCAGGCTTTTTAAAGATACGCATGTACCTGTCAACGTACCCAGCACCTACGTCTACATCAGACTGTGTAAACAGACGGAAGATCTGAGTCAGAAGGTTCTTCTCTTCATCAGTCATTGTCTGCCAATCTTTAACGTCATTGTGCAGAGGTACATCCTCTGGGAACCAGTGCATCTGATTCTGTTGTGAGTAGTAGTCAAACATCCAAGGATGATCAAACGGTTTGTAGTAATCTCTAGTATCTAATAAGCTCAAGCTGCATCTCCCTCTTTGATAAAGACACCATGACTATTCATGTGCCCTTTACGATCTTTAATATCATCATACGCTACCTTAAGGCATTCCTCTAGGGTAGTGTCATTCATAATGGCTAGGTTGTTTAACACCACCAAGCAGTCACCAATGTCATCAGTTACATCACGCTGCTTGGCTACGTTATCCCCTAGCTCTCCTACCTCAGACACAAGTTTAGCAAACTGTGCAAGAGGTGTGCTGTTGTTAATTATACCACGCTTCATGGCCCAAAGGCTGATAAGGTGTATCAGTTCATCACTCATCCTACTTCATGTCCTGCCATAATTACTGCTTGCTTGAATACTTCCACCAAGTAGATGGTTTCCTTCAAGTCCATAGACTCTGTAGCCTTAGCTGTCAGAGCGTCATCTTCAGTCCACCCTAGTACCAGTACGTGATTAAACTCACCCTTACAGTCCTCTAGTACCTCGTCAGCGGTTGCCTGTGTAGGCATTAGGTTAATTACGTTACTCACTAAAATGTGTCTCCAATACAATCAGTTTATCTTCTGCTTCAGCAATCTTCTGCACCAGCTTGTCCATAGTCTCAATCAAGTTACCATGCTCACCTACAGCCACAGGATTGTCTAGGTAGTTCTGCACCTCTGCCTTGTACACGTCTATCTCAGCGTTGTACACGCTCTTCATGGCGCTAATCTTTGGATCTAGCATTAAATTGTTTCTCCAGTAGTTTCTTGTTTATCTTCAGATATTCTTTGTAGCTTAGAGTGCCCTTCTGCTCCACATAGGCTGCCCACTGTTGTAGGCAGTATGTGTTGAACTTATCCTTCACAGGATAGACACTCCCCGTCCTCTAAGTTGATCCTTGGGATCTTGATGTTAACATTCTCTGTATTTCTAGCCGCTGTAGTTCGCAGGTAATACATAGATTTGAGTTTGTTAGCTCCTGTCCAATGTACGCTATTAACATACTCCAGATACTCATCATGTACCTCCTGTGGTGCTGTAGCTGGTGGTGGCTCAAAGAACAGGTTTACTGACTGTGCTTGGCAGACGTACTTCTGTCTTTGGTAGGCGTGTTCAATGACCCAAATTTGGTTAAGTTCAGGCGCTGTCTTAAATACGGCCTTCTCTTCTTCCGTGAGTTGCGGTATCTCTTTAACAGAGCCTTCAGCAGCAGCAATATCTTTCCACGTTTTCTCGGTGTTGGCACCTTTCTCTTCAAGTAGTTTCTCCAAGTATTTGTTTTTAACTTTGTATGAGCCTGTTAAAGTCTTGTGCGTAAATACGTTAGCCCTTGTAGGCTCAATAGAAGGACTTGTTCCACCGCATATAATACTACTACTAGCATTAGGGGCAATAGCAAGCAGATGGGAATTACGACGGCCACTACCAGCCATGTCAGGAGCCTCCCCACGGTCTCTAGCCAGACTTCTGGAAGCCACCTCAGATCTTTCTTTGATTGTCTTAAACGCTCTATTGTTGAAGCTGGAGGCGTACATTCCTTCAAAAGGGATTCCATTACGTTGAAGGTAACTATGAAAACCCATCGCTCCAAGACCAACCGCACGTTCTCTATATGCACTATAAGCGGCTTTTGCAAAACCTTTTTTATCTTCTCTAACATAAGACATAAACTCCTCTATGCTGTCTGCTGACACGTTCATGCCTGTGTCTAGCATAGCGTTGTCAATGAAGTGTTCAATGATGTTATCCAGCATGTTAATCATGTCAGAGATAAACAATTCATCGTCCTTCCACTCATCAAAGTATTCTAGGTTAACACTGGACAAGCAGCACACTGCTGTGCGGTCTTCACTGGTCGGTAAGGTAATCTCAGAGCATAGGTTACTCTGGCGTACCTCCAGGCCCATGTCCTTCTGTGACTGCGGTAGAGCCTCGTTACAGCGGTCTAGGTTAACAATGTAGGGTTCGCCTGTCTCTGCTCTTGTGTGTACTAGCTGCCACCACAAGTCCCTAGCGGATACAGTCTTGATAGCCTGCTTGGACTTAGGGTCAATCAAGCGCCATTGCTCATCAGCTTTTACAGCCTCAAGGAACTCATCAGTTACTGTAATTCCATTGTGTAAGTTAAGGCACTTACGGTTAAGATCACCGCCAGTAGTCTTCCGCATAGCGATGAACTCTTCCACTTCTGGATGGCTGATATCCATATACGCTGCATAAGATCCTCTCCGTGTTACGCCTTGGTTGAAGGCGAGCATCTGACTGTCAACTACGTGCATGAAAGGTATGCTGCCAGTAGACTGACTACCGTTAGCAGTTGAAACGCCATTACTTCTAACAGCACCCCAATATCCACCCAAGCCGCCACCTCCACTTGCAAGCCATATGTTCTCATCATAGTGATCAGATAGCCCACGCCTTGAATCAGGAACATAATTGAGAAAGCAGCTAATAGGTAAGCCACGTGTGGTTCCCCCGTTGCTAAGAATAGGAGTGCTAAAACCGAACCAGCCCTTGCTTGCGTAGTTATAAAGGCGCTGTGCAAGATTGTAGTCAGTATGTCCTTGATACGTTGCACCATAGACGGACGCTCTGGCGAAGGCTTCTTGTGCATGTGTCTCATCTCCCCAGAAATACCTATCCTTCAGTGTCTCAAGTGAGAACACGTTAAGGCTTTCTTCTCTGTCATAATCAATCTGGATACCTAAGTAATCCTGTACGCCTACCTTACTTGTCACTAGGGTTCTCCAACATATACTGCATTAAGCGTTCTTCATACCAACGTGCTTTACGTAGGTCTTCAATAGGCTTCTTCTTGTATCTAAAGCGCCACATGTACTTCATGGCATTACCACGCAGGTATCCAATGTACTCATCATGTGTAAGCATCCCACGGATAGCATCAATACATTCAAGGCCACCAGTATTGTAATGCTCCGGCTTGTCAACAGGGTCGTAGCTCTTAGCCATAGCTTCCTCAGAGAACCTTGGGTGGTGGTTAGGTTCGTTGTCATCATCATAGATACGGTTCCAAGTCTCAGCTATACTAGCTTTACTGTTGCGTAGTCTATCCCACTCTTCTGGTGTTGCGTTATCAATACTCATCTTGTTCTACCTCTACTTCATCTTCATCTACTTCGGCTTCAAACACCTGTAGACGGTTAATAAATTTATCTTCAAACCTATCCAGTAGCTCTTCAGAACTAATGTCCATAGCTTCCAGTAAGTCTTCAGCGTCATAGCGTTTAAGGATACGCTCTATTATTTCATCCATTGTTAGTGACATGATCTACATACTCATCAACTGTGTAAAACTCAAAACCTTCTTTGTGGCACCACTGTCCCATCGTAATCTTAGAACCTTTCCTGACCTTCTTGTTAGGGTCTGACAGGACAAAGATTAACTTGATTGGTTTAATACTATCACGTATTGATGTGTACTTCTGGGTGTCTCCTGCCCTAAAGAAGCCTTTAGTCTCAATGTAGTCACCCGTCTTCTTGTCCACAAAGTCCGGCTTGTATTTCCTGTGCATCACGTATGGTACATCATATGGCTCGTACAGGTACCTCCGTTTAGGTACAGTCTGTGCAAAGCGTTTCTCTAGCCCAGACCTATAGATGCTCTGCTTACGTGATCTCTTGGACTTTAGGCTCATTCACCACCTCCGTTAAGTACCGTGGCCCTGTAGAGTACAGGAATGTACGTAGGTTAGGGTAACAAGCGTGTTTGAAGTGACAGTAAGAGCAGCCCATAGCCAGCTTCTTGTTACCGGACTTGCCGTCAGGAACTGTGTCATGGCACAAGGGTGGCGGTTCTTGCTGCTTTACCATCTCCTTGACATGGATGATGCGCTCCTCAATGTCATCCTTCAGCACTTCATAGACAGGAGCCTGCTCATCCTCAAGGTCATACTTCAGGTAAGTCAAGTGACCATTGGCTTTGTCCATAGCCAGCCAGCCTACCTGTGTCTCACCTTCAGACCTGGCATAGCCTTTGATCTGATCTATGTAGCCAAAGGGATCATCAAAAGCAAGTGTACGTTCCTTGAACTTCTTGAATCCATAGGAACTG